ATTAATTGTGTTTGCTGAACCGTTGACAAATTAGGAACAAAAACACCGTTGCGTTTGAATTTAAATTGCGGATTTGTGAATTCAGATGTTCCACCGTACAAACCTGAATTCCAAAAACGCGACGTCCATGCGATTGAATTTGTCAAATAACAACTGAAATCAACCGGTGATCCATTGACAATCGTTTGAACATTCGAATCGGTGATGTAAGTAAGCAAACACAAATTTTTATTTGTATTATAAACCGATTGAATTGTGTTCGTCAATGGTGTTGGTGCTGAAATATGCGAATTCAATAATTTCGGTTGATTCGCGATTGTTGTCCCATCAATCCAATTTTCAATGTCTTCAATCATGAAAAAATTCAACGAAATAACAAATGTCGTGTTGTTGACAAATTGAATTGTCGCGGTTAAATTCTTTTGTGAATTTGCATTGACACCCGCGCCGTATAAAGTCATCGGATATAAACCGGTAATAAAGGTATTTATTTCAAAATACCAACCCGCCGGTGGTGGTGAATCAATTAATCCGGAATTGTATTTTGACGCAAAATTGCAATTAATATCGAACAACACCGGATTGAAATAAATTTTGATTCCAGGTTGTAAATTAACATAAGTCATGGTCCATTGCAACGTGACATTTGCGCCAATACTTAATCGATTAAACAACGCCGTCGTTCCGCAAAATCCCGTTTGATTCACCCAATTGCCGTCCGAATAAATATCCAAACCGCGACATGAAATTCCACAATCACCGCAATACACGGGTTGATAATAAACAATGACATTGTATGTTTCACCGCAATTGTTGATGTCAATCGATATGATGTCATTGTCCGGTAAATCTAACGGACATGTTTGCAACCCAATTTCGTGTTCACCCGGTGGAATAGGTAAAAGAATACTTGTTCCAACTCCTGATGCAACGCCGTCAATGTACCAATTCAACGCGCCCGTGAATGAATATGTCGTTGTAACTCCAATATTTAATGTGAACGGTGTTGGATTATTTATTCTAAAAAAATCACCTTGTAATTTCGTACAATCGTCCAAACATGGATGCCAAAAAAATTCGGTTTGGGTGATAATTGGATTCGTGACCGGATCAATATTTATCATGTCAAAATCCCATGTTTGCGAACCGCTTCCGGGCGAATTCCAATGAACTTCAAATTGAAATGATGTGACGTTACCAATTGCCGGATCGCAATCGGAACAAACTTGAACTAAACATGTGATTTCGGTCAATGGTGTCAATGTAATATCGTACGTCAATGGATCGGTCCACGTGACACCGTCAACGCTCAAAATTGTCGTTGAACAACCGCCGGTGTTATTCAAATGAATTCGGTGAATTGAACGTGTCGGTTCGTTCGTGTTTAACTTGACTTTTATTTCAACCAAACCACAACAACCCGCAAAAATTGGATTTGTTGCGCCGGAACTGTTATCAATTAAATTCGATGTGATTATCATGTTTCAAATTTACTTTAAAATTAAACAATTCCCGCAACCTGAATGATTCTTTTTGAAAAATCAATGTTCAATTCTTTGACAACACCATTGACGATTTGCCCGTTTTTAATTAATCGAATTGTTTTGGCAAAATTGAAATCTTTGTATGTTTGACAATTAAATTCAAAAGTAAATTTAAAATCGAATTGCGTTGTTCCCGGTAAACGTGGATCGTCGATATAATGAAACAACGAATAAAGATTGTTTTTATAATTTGCATCAAACCAAAATGGATAATTGAAACGTTGATCCGGCAAAGTTGCATTAGGATAACCACCACAAAACGCATTTGAATAATTATGTTTAACCAAACCGGCCGTCCCTGAATTCGTGTCATAAATCATGAATTTGTAATATCCTGCCATGTGATGATTGGTCAACAATGTTTGGTCATAATCTGAAAAAACATTGTTCCAAATTAAATTCACAATCCCGCCCAATAAATTTTGGAAAAAATCGAAAACCGTCAAATCAATTCCGTCTTTGCGATGTCTTGAAGGCGCAACTTGCAACAATATTTCGCGTGAACCTTTTTGTCCTGGATTATATGGAACATTCCATTCGACAATGTCGTTGAATCTTAAAATCGCTTCGTTTCCGACGTATTCAATAAAATCCTTTGAATATTGATAATCGCCAAACGCCCAACGTTCTTTGTCAATCCAATTGAAACAAATTTCGTTGTTGTTTATTTTGCCGTCATTCAATAATTGTTCAACATCAATCCATGTTGACGTTGATTGAAAAAAATCCTTTCGTTCAAAAACCAAAACATTGTTGACGATTTGAAATTCCGCGTTGAACATCGGTTTCAAATAATTTTGCATTAATGTTTCAACGGTTTCAATCGGTTTGTTTTCGTCAATTATTGTGTAATCAGTTGAATTGAATTTGCGTCCTTTTTTAGTTTGAGCCGCAAACAACACCGTGTTGTAATAAGGTGAAGACGCATCATTCAGAATTGAACTTTGAAATTGCAATCCGCATTTGTCGCACGCGTTTTTGATATATTCACGAACAAACGGTGACGGATGAAAACGACCGCATGATGCTAATGAATTGGACAATTCTTTTATCAATGATAAAATGTCATTTGTTAATTTGGCTGGGTTTGTGAAATCGGTGTCACAATTTAAATCAGCACCAAATAAATTTGCGAAACTACAAAGCAAATAAACAAAGCCAACAATAAACCAAATAATCGGCAATAATGTATAAAATAATAAATTGATTAATAATTGCCATAACGTGGCCTGTAAAATCAAACCGTATTGTAAAAATTCCGGACGTATTTCAATGCAATATCGAATGATTGGATGTGAACGACTTAAAAATCCGTTGTAATTATCCCAAATCAATGTTGATTTAATACAATTGATTTTCGCTTCGTCTTCAATTACGTTTGCTGAAATAAAACATTTGGGTTCGCACCAATCAATCGCGTCGCCTTTGATAACACCTTCGAAAACCGCTTCGCGACAACAATCGTCAAAAATTTTTATTGCAACGCTTTTTGAAAATCCGAATGGATCGTCAATTAATGCCGTTTTTAAAATTTGATAACCATCGTCATAAAATGTCAATTCAGATGTGAACGATTTCGCCAACGATCCGTCTTCTGCGCGATTGCGTAATGTAACCGTAAAATTTTGAACGCCGTCAATCAACCCGGTGACCAACGTTCCGTTCAATTCAATTCGCATTGTTGAATTAGCCATGTTTTATTTTGCTTTATTTCGAATTCGATTTTCTTTGAACTGATAATGCGACACCAAACCATGAATTCCACGTTCGTCGATTGATAAATTCATGCGCGATTGTTCACGGATTGCATTTTCAATTCGTGACAATTGTTGATCCATGTTGTGATTGTTCACCACAATAATTTTTTCACCTAAACCCAACGCCATTTCAGGGGTGCGCCCTTTGTGAATCGCTTCAAACAATGAACGATATTTTGATGTCTTATCCTTTGTGAAAACGAATTCGCCTTTGTGAACAACACCGGCCGTTTGACTTTTGCCACCGTCACCCGTGTAACCCCCTTTTTCGAAACCGGCCGCCGCTTGGGCTTGGCTTCGTGCTGAAATGAAACCGGCCGCCAATGCCAACAATGTCGCCGTAATTGTGAACGTGGCCGCCGGGCCACCTAACGCCGCCGCTTTTGCAATTGCAATTGACGAATTCAACGCCAATTCAATAAACGCTAACGCTTGTTGTTGACGAACAAATTTTGCACGTTCCTTTGTTAATTTATCCAAACGTTCTTGTTCCAATTGCAAAACTTCGGCGTTGCCTTTTTCCGCGATTGTTTTTGCTTGTTCGATTCGTTTTTCTTGCGCTGAAATTGCCGCGTCCGCTTCCCTGATTCGCGCTTCAATAACCTGATTAATAAAATCAATTGTCGCCTTCCGAACGTCTTCAATTCCTTGTTTTATTTTTTCGCGTTTTTCTTCTTCCAATTTGATTTCCGCTTCGCTCAACCCTTCTGACAATTTCAATGTTTTTTTGCTTGTAGCGTCCTTCTCTTTTAAAATTGCCAAATCCGCGTTTTTATTTATCAATTCAATTTGATCCTTGTCACCTTTTGCATTTTTAATATCCCTTTGACGTTCCCTTTCAATTTTTGCAATTCGTTCGGCACTTGCTTTTTCTTCAGCCACAATTTGCAATCGAATTGTTTCGGCCAATTCTTTTTTCAATGATTCAATTGCTTTTTTGCTTCGTGCTTTTTCAAATTTTTCAATGATTTTGTCTTTTTTCGTTTCTAATTCGGTGATGGCTTGTTCCTGAATGAACTGACTTTGTTCAAATTCCGTTTGTTGAATGTCTTCGCGCAATTTTTGAATTCTTAATTCTTCTTTGTAGGTTTCAACCGCAATTTGATTTCCGGTTTTTGTCGCCAAATTCAATTTCTTTTGCGTTCCGATTTGCTCAATCAATGATTCATTTTGCTTTGTCAATGTTCCATTTCTTTGCGCGTCTTCTTTTGCGCGTTGCGTTTCTAAATCAATGATTCGTTCCTGATCCGTTTGAATTGCTTTAATTTGCGCAACCGTTTCATCGAAATTTTTTGGTTCAACGCTAACTTCCAACTCTAATCGTTTTCCTTCATTTTCTAAATCCACCAATTGACGTTTCAAATCATTGAAATATTCCAATGTTTTATTTTTTGTCGCATCGTCAACCGCGCCAACCTGCGAAACGTCGAATTGCGCTTTTGACAATTGTTGTGTTAAATTCGCCGAACTTTCTGAAAGTAAATCAATCGAATCCAATGTTGATTTCAATTGTTTAGCCGTTGCCGTTGCTTCTTGTTGTCTTTTTTTAGCGGCTTGTTCATTTGCCCTATTTTGCCCCTCTGAACGGGTATCGGTTGCGGTTGTTGTGAATGAAAATGTCGCAATCTGTTTTTTGTTTTCTTTGCTTAACAAATCAAATGCGCTTTTTTGTTTGTCACTTAAACGAGCATAAAACGCGTCGATTCCTTTTTGAATTGTTGAATCATCCGCAAATTGGTCAACAACGCTTCGTGTCACACCGGCAAAAACCGCGTTTGTTGTCGCTTGTGCGCCTTCTTCGCCTAACGAACCCAATTTCGTTTGCAAATCCAACGCTTGTTTGTATAAGGCCGTCAATTGTTGTGATGTCGCTTCGGCTTGGGCTTTCAATTTGATTTGATTAGTCAACGCCTTATATGCTTCGTCAACTTGTTTGACAAATTTTTCTTCGTCACTCAAATTTTTCAACGTTGTTCCGTATGTCGAATTGATTTGGTCAATAATTGTTTTGCGTTCCTTTGATCCGGCCGTCGTTAATTTCAATTGTTTAAACAACTGATCCAACTTTGTGATTTCGGTTGCCATGTTTTGATTCGTTTGTTCCTGAATCGAATTTTGCGCCGTTTTCAAATCAATGAACGTTTCCGTTTCCTTGTTCGCATCGGCTTGGGCATTTGCCGCGTCTTCCGTTGCGTCACCGTAATCAACCATAAATGTCAGCGCCAACGCCAACCCGGTCAACAATAAGCCCAACGGATTTTTTGTCAATGCCGCGTTAAAACCTTCTTGAGCAATGGTTGCGATTTCGGTTGCAACGGCATATCCGCGTTGAATCAAACTTCCCTGAATTTGAGAGGCCGTTCGAATCCTTTGAACATTTATTCCGATTAGCATTGCGGCCGTCAATCCTTTTTGACGAATGATTGAAATCAACGATTCTTTGTTTTTCAATTGTTCAATGATAAACGCTTTTGTTTGCGTTGCAACGTACAAAGAAACGGCCGCACCCAACAATGAAAACGTGACTTTGTTTTGTTCAACGATTGCCGGAATTCGTCGCAAAAATTCAATTGCACGTGACGCGCCATTGATTAAAACTTCAAAAATTGGTAACAGCCCCTCACCAACGGATCGCGCGACTTGGTCGAAATTATCTTTCAACGTTGACACACGACCGGCAAATGATTGTCCCAATGTAGCCGTCAAACCTTCAAATTGACCGCCGTTTGACGTCAATGTTTGAAATGCTTTTTCCAAATCTTTAAAACCGATTTTCCCTTCCGACGCTAATTTTTTAACGTTTTCAGCACCAACACCCAAATTTTTCGCGAATTCCTGAATGATTGGGACACCCGCTTCCGTTAATTGGTTGATGTCTTCAGCATATAACGTTCCTTGCGTTCGTGCTTTGCCATATAAAACCGTTAATTCATTGAAATTTTTTCCGGTCCCGGCGGAAATGTCACCGATTCGTGACAACACCGGAATCAGGTTTTTTGAATTTTCACCAAACGCCAACAATGCACGTCCCGCGTTTTGAACTTCCTCACCCGTGAATGGCGTCACCGAACTAAACTTTTGCAAATCGGCCAACACCGTTTTCGCTTTGTCCTGATCCTTCAAAAATGTTGTGAATGAAATTTGCAACGATTGAAAATCGGACGCGGCTTGGATTGCGTTTTTTCCAAAATCTAAAATGGATTGACCGATTGCGATTCCACCAAAGGCCGCCGCCGCCCCTTTTAAAATACCACCTAATTTTGAAACATTTTGAGCGGTTTTATTAACCCCGGCGTTTAAACCGTCAATTGATTTTTTTACTGAATCCAATTCACGACGCAATTGCGCTGTATCGGCTTGTATTTTAAAAATGACATTTTTTGGTTCGGCCATGACTTAAACTT